CAAGAACTTGCACAACAGATCATTGACATAGCGCAAAAGGCCCTCTCGAAAGAGAAGCAAGTTGCCATTTACATCGGCGATGATGCGGGTGAGTGCGCAGCTCGTGATGGCCTGGAAGCCATTATCAAGCTCTGCCAGGAAGTGCCGCCAGTGCAAGAGGCATTCAAGCAGTATGAGAAGAAGGTGAGTCATGCCAAGACTAGCAAATCTGGCTCTGCAAGCTGATTTGTGCTATAATGGAGGTAGAAATATTGTTACTCCGGCGGTGGTTGTAACACCCCGGAGTCGGATACATTCATTGGAGGAATGCATCATGGATACTATACCCCCTGCCAGCGGCATCTACAAGATCACCTGCACAGCGAATAATCGCATCTATATTGGAAGTGCGCTCAACCTACGTGAACGTCGAAGGGCGCATTTTGGCGCTCTCCGACGAAATGAACATATCAATAAACATTTGCAGAATGCCTGGAATAAGTATGGTGAACAGGCTTTCATTTTTGAGGTATTAGAGTACATTTTACCGATGAGTCTAACAGCACGTGAGCAGTATTGGTTTAATAAACTGAAGCCATTTGGCCGTAAAGGTTTCAATATCGCCCGTGAGGCTGGTTCGACTTTGGGCTATAAATATGACCCTGAAACCATTGAAAAAATCAGACAGAAAAATCTCGGCAGGAAACAATCGCCTGAAGAACTAGAGAAAAAGAGACAGGCTTCTCTTGGCAACAAATATAGCCTTGGTCATAAACATACACCTGAAGCACGTGAGCATATGAGACAGGCTCAACTTGGTAGGAAACAGACTCCCGAGGCTATTGAAAAAATAAGACAGGGACATCTCGGTAAGAAAAATTCGCCTGAACACAACGAGAAAGTGAGGCAGGCCAATCTTGGTAAATACCAATCACCTGAAACTATTGAGAAACGAAGACAGGCCCATCTTGGCACGAAACGCTCTCCTGAAGCCCGTGAGAGGATGAGGCAAGCTAATCTTGCTAGATGGGCAAGAGAGAAAAAGGAGCGGTGAACATGGTTAGAGTAGCGAAAGTAGAAAGGAAGATCGAGTACCTTCCATGCATAGGTGGGGAAATTAAGGCGACAAATGACCAAAAAGGCATTGTTGAAGGTTACCTCAACTATATCGGGAACGTGGACTTTACGGAAGATCGCACCATGCCTGGAGCATTTAAGAAGACGCTTTCAGACTCATACGCTCGGAAGTCCGCTCAGGGACTTGATTTCCTCTGGCCTTACCTCTTCAACCATTCGTACGATATTCTTCCCCCAGGTGGCATTTTTGAAGCTAATGAAGACCGCCGTGGTCTCTATATTAAGACGCAATTAAATCTTGATATGCAAATGGGGCGCGAACTTTACGCTTCTTTCAAAATGGGAACCATGAAGAAGCAATCGATGGGCTACAAAGCCATTCAGGTAGAATGGACGAAAGAAGAAGGCAAAAGTATTAGAAATTTGCTTGAGGTCATGGTAATGGAGGGATCGTGTGTGGTATTTCCAGCCAATGATCTCTCACAGATAACGACCGTAAAGAACAGGAGGACATTTATCATGCCACCAAAACAAAAGCAGGAAACAACTCCTGTTTTGACAAAAGATTACGCCACAAGTTATGCGCAAGTTACCCAGCAGGATTGGTGTTCCGATCTGTGGAACCTTTGGTATCCGCTCAAGAACGAAATCATTACTGCTTTTCAGATTGGCGACTCACCTATTGCAGATGTAGAGGCTGCATTAACGCAGTTCGGTGTTGCCATGCTCGCGTACATACAGCGTGGCATTGAACTGGACATGACGGAATGCTTGCAGCCGGATGACAACGGCAACTCTATGCCTATGTACATGACGGCTGCGGATAATCCAGACACGAAGGACGCAGCAGATGATACCAAGAAATTGAGCGCCGCCAGTCATGCGAAAATGACCAAGGCTATCGGTGGCATGGAAGGCCATATCAAGGAGATGAAATCTGAACTGAGCAGGCAAAGAGCGAATCAATTACAGGGGTATAGAGTTTACAGCTCGGATGACCCAGTACCAGAGCAGAAAGAAGAAGAAGAGGGCGATGAGGACGAAGCAGCGGTACTGCTCAAGATGCGGGGCATGGTTGATGACCTTGCAACAACCTTGCAATTTCAAAATGCCGAGCGGGGTATTTGACTTCCATATAAGCAGAGCAGAAAAAGAATAGTTCAGTATGAATGATATCTTACTAAAACGCTGCTCAAAATGTAGTGAAGAAAAGCCTGCAACAGATGAATTTTTCTATCGTGATAAGCGCAGGAATAGCTTGTATAGTTACTGCAAAGTATGCAGATATCGACAGGCAAGAGAATGGGTGAGCGAAAATCCAGAGAAGAATAGGGAATACTTTAGAAAGCACGATAAGAAGCGGGCAGGGAAGCGTAAGGAATACGAGAGAAATCGCTCAGAGAAACGTAGAGAGCGAGAGGAATATAGGCAGTATCATAGTGAGTATCGTAGGGAGCATTCAGAGGAGAGTAAGGAGTATTCCCATAAATATTATAATGAGCATGGTGAGGGGCAAAATATAAAGCGTAGGGAATATAGAAAGAACAATCCAGAGGAAGTTCATGCATATGATCGAGTGCATAGTCATACCCGACGTGCTCTTAAAAAAGCCTCTGGAGGACATTTTACTACACAGGACATACAAAACTTGCTCAAAGGGCAAAAGGGGAAATGTGCTGTATGTAAGCAGAAGTTAGTAAATCATCATGTTGATCATATTGTCCCTTTATCACGTGGTGGTTCTAATTGGCCTTATAATTTGCAACTTCTCTGCCCTTCCTGCAATCTAAGTAAACATGACAAACTTCCGCATGAGTTCTTTGGAGATGGTCAGATGAGGCTGTTTCCATAACCACACAGAATATGTTATACTACGAATAATAACAACCAGGCGCGGTAAGTCGCCCTGATAACAAAGACCTTGAGACCAACAGAATAACGCTTGAAGCGCTGAGCAATCTACCTTCTGGCATAGAAAAACTATGTTCAGAAGGTGAGATAGCAAACAGAAAAGCCTCCTTTCTGGACAACCAGAAGGAGGCTTTTTCATGGCTTACGAAGAATTAGCCAAATTAACAGAAACCATACAAACTCTCAATCGTCATTTAGATGAGCGAGTCAAGACGCTTGAAGAGAGGCAAGAAAAGACTGAGACGAAAATCAGTCAAGGTGGGCCGATTGCAGCCGAGGCGCGGCAAGAACTCGAAAAGATCAATGCCAAGATTAGCGCGGAGATCAAAGAGTACAAGAAGATCGTAGCTGAGCAGAAAGAGCAATTGCTCGCAGCCCAAAGGCCACCTGTTCCTGGTGGCTACCCCGGCTCCGCTGCCGGTTCCTACAAGCCACCAGCCACGAAGGCTTTGGAAAAATGGATGAGGAAGGGTGGAGATTCTAGCGCACTCACACGGGAAGAGTTGTCATACGTCAGCTTTAATCACATGGACTATGACCAGTTTACCCCTGAGCAAAAAGTTATGGTTTTGGCAGCAGCCGACCTCGGTAAACAATATCTGCTGAGGTAAAACACCGCTAAACGGGGAAACTCCTGAAGAGGACAATCCCGTACCAAGTAAAAAGGTCTAACGACTATACACGGTGCTCGAAAGAGAAGATATAGTCTGAACCCTGGATATAACAAGATGAAACCAGGGAGTCAAGCAGAAATGACTTGACCCACTCGCAAGAGTGAGTAACAAATAGGGATTTTTCGCAGGGACCGACCTCTCTGATAAGTTTATTCAGAAGCTCTTCCTCATCTCACCGCTACGTGCCTATGCGGATACGCAGACCATCGGCGGCGAGAAACTCATCATCCCATCCGAGGGTGCGACGGACACCAACATTTTCTGGTCTGATGAGCAGACGGGCTATCAAGCGTCACCAGACCCGAACCTCGGCATGATCGAGATTTACGCAAGAGAACTCAACGGCTACCTGAAAATCAGCCGGCAGAACCTGGAAGACGCCGTATTCGACGTAGAGGGCTACATTCTCAAGCGTTTGACCCGTCAGTTTGCACTAAAAGAAGGGCAAGCATTCATTAACGGCAACGGAATAGCCAGACCAGAAGGCTTGCTCACCGTGGCGGCTGCGGCTTCTTTCGGCGGCATGAATGGCTATACCTCGCCCTCTGCTGATGCGCAGGTGCTCAAACCTAACCACCTCATTAACTTGATGCACGTTGGCAAATCAGGCTACCGTCCTACCGGCACCTGGCTCATGTCAAACAGCACTATCGGGATATGTCGCCTGTTTGCTGATACCACGACACGGCCTATCTGGACGATGTTCGGTGATGTCTTCTCCGAGACCTTGTTCGGTCGTCCGATTGTCGAGATGCCGGACATGCCCAATCAGGGCGGCACCTTCCCCGCGTTTAATACCGGTCAGTTTCCTGTGATCTTCGGTGACATTGCGCAAGGCTACCAGATCGTTGACCGCGTGGGACTGACGTTTCAAACACTCAAGGAACTCTACGCCATCCAAAATCAGGTTGCTTTCTTAGCGCGTCAACGTGTCGGTGGCAAGGTCGTGCTTCCTGAAGCCATATCAGTTCTGAAGGTCGGATAAGCTCATGCCAAAGAGAGGAAAGAGAAACATGTTAGATGGAGAAATCCTTGCTGATGCCGCTCCAGTAGGCGTTGGCAATTGCACGGGCGAACTCGTGCAACTCCCCGACATCGAGGGAACGACCTATCACGAATACACGTGCAAAGTCTGCGGGCAGCTCGTGCATGTCGGGCTGGAAGACCTGGAACTGAACGGCCTCCCGCCAGAACACCACAAACGTGAGGAGGACAAATAGATGAGCTTTATTGGGCCAGTTGGAAAAAACCCGTCCAGGTATTTCTGGACGCTGCAATTATCTGTGCCTGCGGTCTATAAGACGGCACAGACGAACGTCGTTGACCGCTATCGCAATGGCGGCTATGCGGCACTCACGCTTGAATTATGCCCTGGGTTGTGGACTGATGGGTCACATACATTCGCCATCAACGAGAGTGACGATAACTCAACCTGGACGACGGTCGTGGCGGCTGACTTGATGCCCAACCCTGAAGTTGGCGTCTATGGCACAGCGTCTACATTCATCGGCATCACGGCGGCCACGGCGGTTGTGCAGCGTATCGACTACATCGGTAGGAAGCGCTATGTGCAGATCGTCACCACCGAGTCAGGCGCAACGGGCGCGGCCTATGCGCTCTTAGCACACCTGTTCTCGCCGATGATCTTACCGGCTGCATAGCGTGAGGTGAGACATGGTTGACAGCTTGAAACTTGACTGGGCGGTGACGGTGCCACCGTCGGTAGAGCCGATTGATATATTGGAGTTGCGCTCCACCACGACCGGCTCCTACCTGCGTGTGGACTTCACCGACGATGATCTTGTGCTGACTGCTCTGATCAAATCGTGTCGCACGATTGCAGAGCAGATTTGCAGTCTGGCGTTCGCGCCGCAGACCATTCAAGCGATCTGGACTATGCCTCAAGTCAATGCAGGGTCGCTGTCAGGGTTCAAGCTCCTGTATGACCAGGACTTTTACCAGTACAACGAGTCGTTAGGAGCGAACCCGTTCAGTCCTGCGCCGTTTGTGTTGCAGTTGCCACAACCGCCACTCACAGCGGTCTCGCTCTTTGAGTACCGCATCACGGCTTTCAATGCGTGGCAAACGTGGCCTGCTACCGTTGGGAGCCCTCCGGTGGCGAATTATGTGGTAGACACCTTGCCCTCTCCTGGCCTGGTGTACTTGCAGTATCCGCCACCGGCCTATCAGTACAGATTGACGTATACGTGCGGGTACGCCACGCTCCCGCCTGATCTCAAGTTGGCTTTGCTGCAATTCATTGCCTGGAAGTATGAGAACAGGACAGGGGAAGATATGCCTGATGAGATACAGTCTCAATTTATGGGTAACAAGATATGGGTGCTGTGATGCCAGGAAAGGGGAGATGAAACTATGCCAAATCCCATAGGACTCGATGTATGGGGAAATGCGCCGGCTTATGTCTTCAAACCAATTAAGGCAGTTTCGATTACAGCCGCGACGCCCATAGCTGTCTGGACTCCTACCACTGGCAAGCGGTTCAGGTTGCTTGGATTTTGCGTGCTTCCGACCGTGGCAAACGTCGGCATTCTGTTTGAAGATGCAACAGGCGGGAGTAACGAGTTTCTGCGCTTCCCACCCACAGCCGCCGTTTCCACCGCGCAAGTGCCGGTGAGTTTAGGGCAGTACGGCTATCTTTCAACAACCGTAAACAATGCGCTTTTCCTAGATGTAACGATAACGTCCACTGTAAGTGGCTATGTATGGGGAACTGAGGAGTGATTGGGATGCCATCAGCCAGCAGTAGAAAACTTGTTCAAAGTCATGCATCGGGCCGCCATGTTATCGCGCATTTCCAGCAACTCACCGGCGTTTCGAGTGGGCCAGGCTTTGCCGACGGTGGCACCTGGACGGATGTGCCTGGGTTGTCGAATGTGCCGGTCACATTCAGGACGATGATGCCGTATGAGCGAGTGATGGCACAGCAGCTCTACCCAGGCATCAAGAGTTGGGCGTTTATGCGCTGGCGGCGCGGTGTGAACGTACGTTCAAACATGAGGATGGTGTATGGCAATCATATCTACCGCATACAGGATGTCGGCAATTACGACGAGAACAACACGGACATCATTCTGTACCTGGAAGAATGGCAGCCAACAGGAACGACACGGGGGTGAGATATGACAACGGGAACGAGTTTTAATCACTTTCCACTCCTCGCAAGTCAAATCAAGCCCGCTTGCAAGCGAGTGGT